AAAGGCCGCGTGTTCATTCCTTGCACGGCGTTTAAGAACGCTCTCAGCGAGGCGGCAAAATACATGAGCCTGCAAGTGCCGGGCAAAGGCAAGAGCACCTACACGAAGCATTTCGAGGCGGGCGTGCTTTGCACCGATAACCTCACGCTGAACATCAAGGCCGATGATGTGGAAGGTGAACGCCTCTTCGTGCCTGCGGATGGCAAGCGAGGCAGCGGCAAGCGTGTCTGGCGCATCTTCCCGCTAATCCTGAACTGGAGCGGCGAGGTTACATTCCACGTCATCGACGAGACCGTGCTTCAAGAGTCGGACGAACCGGGAGTGACGATCTTTGAAAAGGTGCTCGCAGGTGCGGGGCAGTTCATCGGAATCGGGCGTTTCCGTCCGCGCAATAATGGCTTCTACGGGCGTTTCAGCGTGGACAAGATCACCATCAACTAATTTACATGGATTGGCAGGTCCGGGTTTGGCATGGCCTGTCTGGGCTGGGCTTGGCAAGACAAGACAAGGAACATTCAACCAACAAACACACATGAACGAAGATACCACACATCCAAACTTTCGGCGGATGCCGGAGACAGACTCACTGATTGCTTTCCTTTCCACCATCGCGGAAGGGCAGGTCGTCACGCACATGGACGCACTCACGGCAGCAGGCATGAAAAAGGGCGAGGAAAAACACCTGCGCACGATCCTGAACACCGCACGCCGCTCACTCATCAAGGAGGGCATCGTATTCGGTGCGCTGCACGGCATCGGCATCAAACGCCTTAAGCCTGACGAGATTGTTGACCTCGGCGGCGCTATGGTGGGCCGCGTGCGACGTGCCACAACGCGAGCGGTCAAGACGGTGACTTGCGCGGACACGAAGCGACTGAGCGGTGAGAAACTGAGCACCTTCAATCTCCGCATGACGCAGCTCAAGCTCATGGAACACGCGGGGAAACGCGAGACAGAAGGCAAGCTGGCGCAAGCGTGCATCACCAAGCAGATTGCCTTTTCAGCGAAGGAGGCTTTGCAGTTCCTCGCATGAGCCTTCAATCTCGACTTCTCAAAGCATCCAAGAATCTGCCGCCTCAACGTCCAGCCAGCAAGCAACCACAACCAACGCCATCGAGCAAGATCGCTAAACTCCTCCATAAGCATGAAACGCCAACGCCAATTTATCGCGCCCGCAAGTGATGACCTACCCTGGTGGCACGAGATTATCCGCACCATCCTGTTCGCCCTGATTATCGCTGCCATGACTTTGTTCCTGTTCGGCCTATGAGCGAAGGAAACTCTATCATTCCCACCGAGCAGGAGCATGACGCGCATTACTGCCCGGATCGCATCTGCGACAACTGCGGTGAGAAGTTCAACCCGCACCACTTTGAAGACGACCAAGACACATGCCAAGAATGCCTGAACGAACAAACACCAACCGATGACAACTGAACTGACAACCCAGCCGAAAGCCAGCGCCCTCGCGGTCATGGCAGAACGCTACAACGTTGAGCCGAATAAGCTGCTCGACACTCTCAAGCACACCGTATTCAAAGGCGCAACGAATGACGAATTGGTGGCGCTTGTCGTCGTAGCGAATGCCTACGGCCTCAATCCGCTCACGAAAGAGCTTTACGCCTTCCCAGCTAAAGGCGGCGGCATCGTCCCCGTTGTCTCCGTTGACGGCTGGATTCGCATGGTAAATGACCACCCGCAGTGCGACGGTATCGAGTTCGAGCAGCATATCGAAGCGGGCAAGCTCGTGGCTGTGACTTGCAAAATATACCGCAAGGATCGCAGCCACCCCACGGTCGTCACTGAATACCTCGCCGAGTGCAAGCGGAACACCGAGCCTTGGAAGATGGAAAACCGGATGCTGCGGCACAAGGCGCTGATCCAATGCGCTCGCGTTGCCTTTGGTTTCTCCGGCATCACCGACGAAGATGAAGCCGCGCAGACTGCAGGACTTGCACGAGACGTGACCCCTAAAGCTGCACGCGCTGAACCAATCGACCCGTTTGCTGGAGTGCCGCAACCTGAACCGTCGCCAACTATCGAGGCCGAAATCGTGCCGGAGGAAAAGCTAGAAGATGACGCGCTGCTGATGGACGTTATCGACAGCATCAACGAGTGCGCTGATATGCCTAGCTTGTCCGGCTGCGTTAAGCAGGCGACTGACACATTCACGGACGCCAAGCTCGAAATGGTCAAGCGGGCCATCGCAGCGCGTGCGAAGCAGCTCGGTGTGAAGTGGTCGAAGGATAAAGAGGCATTCGTATGATCGCAGCACGAAACAAGAAAGACTAAAACCATGAACACCACCGAAAAACTACAACTCATCCGCGCCAAGTGCGTCGAACTTCTCGCCATTGCTGAGAAGCGGACACCGGGGGAGTGGGTCTGTGGAGGGCGCTATGATTTGGATTATGTCCACAATCAAGATGATGCGTTTTGCGTTATGAGCACGCATAACGCCCTCTTCATCGCCTCATGCGTCGGACACGCCGAAGCCGGGTGGCGTAGCACCATCGCACTAATTGACCACATTGTTCGCCACGAGTTCACCGGGGGCAACATTGAATCCACTATCCTCTCCGCCTGGCCGGATCAACTCCTATCCTCGAAATGAACATTCACCAAGGCTTTATCCAAGGATCAGAGGAATGGTTTGCTCTTCGTCGTGGTCGCGTCACTGCCTCGCAGTTCAAGAGGATCATCACGCCAGCCAAAGGCGAATACAGCAAACAGGCCCATGACTACATGCGCGACTTGCTGGTTGAATGCTTCACGCCAGACTATGCTCGGTTTTTGGGCAACTGGATGACCGAGCGCGGCACTGAGATGGAACCGGAGGCACGCAAGGCATTCGAGGTGCATACAGGCATCACGACGGAGCAGGTCGCCTTTGTTACCTCGACACGCTGGAAGGACGTTGTTGGATGCTCACCCGATAGCCTCATCAAAGACGACTCTGGCGAATACGTTGCGGGCCTCGAAATTAAATGCCCGTCGCCATTCACGCACGCCGAATACATCGAAGCAGGCACGCTGCCAGACGAATACAAAGCACAGGTTCACGGCAGCATGGCAGTCACCGGACTTAATCGCTGGCACTTTTGGAGCTACTATCCGGGCCTTGCTCCCTTCCACCTTGTCGTGGATCGCGACGATTACACCGCGAAACTAGAAGCGGCACTTGACCGCTTTGTCTGCGAATATGCCGCGTATCGCACACGGATGACGCCGAAGCTCAAGATGAACGTCAAAGCTGAGCCGCGCGGCGAATAACCCTATGGAAACGCTACCTGCAAAGTCCCCGGCCGACCAGTTGCCCGCATTCGCTCCAGTGATTGGTTGGGTCTCCGTCGAATTATCAATGACTTACGAAGCACGCAAAAAAAGATGAAAAATCGGTCAAAAACCATTGACAATACCCAGCGATGGGTATAGCCTAGCTGCGTATGAAAAATCAATATATCAATCGCGACGGATATCGGACATGGACAATCAAGCCTGCCCTCGTCAGGGGTAAAGAGGTGCTGCTCATAACCGCAACCTACACCCAAAACAATGCCGGTGGCTTTCGGGCCTGGGCAGAAACCAACGGTGGCCTGTGGCTCACCTCCGCGAAGCAATGGATGTTCGCGGCGTCGAAATTCGATGCAGTCGTAGCCGCTCTCAACGCAACCCAAATCGTGCAGGAGGTCGCATGAAACTCCAAGACTACCTAAACGAACTCAACGCAACGGTGAATCGGGAGGGCCGCAAGTGGATCGTGACCCACATAGACGGTCAAAAGATTGCCGAACCCAAAAGCTACTCGACCAAGTCGGAGATGCTCGCGGAACTGAAAGACTGGTGGGAAAACGGGTGGCAACAATGAAATGTCCAATTTGCAATGCAAGCGGAGTGACCGCAGGGCACATCCTCGGTCACTCCACGAGCGACGCGAAAGCGCGGGCGGCCCGCGAGAACGCGAAGCGGGGAGGATGGCCGAAAGGCAAGAAGCGCAAGAAATCGCGGAAACGCAGGATGCACAACACCAAGCTCTCCCATGAGGAGGGCGGAAAGGATCAACGATGACAGAGGAAACGACAACACCCGACGAATTGGGAGCAGCACTTGGTTGTGCTTCTTCCGAGTGGAGGCCTGACTACTCTGTGACTCCCCGCCGTATCGTGTGCGCAGCGATGCTCAAAGAAGGGCGCATCATCACAGGGGTGCGGCACTACGACGAAATCATGCGAACGCAGATGCAAGCATCTGAGGGTCTCGCGTGGTGGAGAGGCTGCACGCAAGGATTTATCGACCAGTTCGGTGACTTCCTGAACCGCCAAGACGCATGGAAAGTGGCAGACGAGCAAGGTCAAATCCGACATGAAGTGTCCACCCCAGGCACGCTTTACAGCGAGAACCTGTATTAGCACAACACCGAAGTGAGCGACCGACGAGCTCACGCTACAGAATCCAAACAGGACGCGAACTTCAGCTTTATGACGATCAAAGACCTAGCCGAAATTATTGCCATCACGAACGATGCGACCAAAAACGAACGTGACCGCTGCTTGAAGGCTGTGGCCGACGAGCCTGAAGTGCCGGGCACCATGCCGGATGCAATGTGGGAATCCATTTGCGATGACCGCGACGCTATGGAAAACGCAATTCGGATAGCGGTGCAACAGACCAAGGCCGGAATACGCCAGCGCATTCTGGGCTGAACGTCCAAGCTCTGCCGCGAGGCGGGCGCAGCGATACCATCAGCGCAAAGTTCAACACCATGACAACACAAATACCACCACCAACCATCGACGACCTAAAGGCCGCGCTCTACGTCCACCAGAAACTCCTGAAAGACGCGCTGTGGCTTTTGATGCCGCACAGTCGGGAACCGCAGGTCAAATCCCTCTGCGAAGCAATCCAGGAGGTGCTTCCACGATGAAACTTCACATAGGCATCGACCCTGGTATGGGCGGTGGCATCGCGTTCATTCCCGACAACAATCCGGCGAAAGCGTGGGTGTTCAAGATGCCGGACACGCTGGCTGATGTATGGGAGGTGATAAACGAATGGAATTTGAGCATAGATGATTGCGACTCCATTCACGCTTGCCTCGAGAAAGTCCACTCCATGCCAGGGCAAGGCGTTGCGTCGTCATTCAAATTCGGGCAAGGTTTCGGTCATCTTGAGATGGCGCTGACAGGCTCAAGCATCCCGTTTTCCTACGTCACGCCGCAGAAGTGGCAAAAAGAGCTTCAATGCCTCACAGGGGGTGACAAAAACGTGAGCAAAGCGCGAGCGCAGCAGCTTTTCCCGCATCTCAAGATCACGCACGCAATCGCGGACGCCTTGCTCATCGCTGAATACTGCCGAAGGACTAATGTTTAACGATTAAACTTATGGACACGCCATCCAACTGTTCGGGAATCGACTTGGAGTTGCTCCAGCGTCGGGCCATTGAGCCGGGGCAAATGCGCTCGCTTTTACAGCGTCATCAAATCGTATCGGCTGACGCATTTGACGATCCCAAAGGATTCGATAACTACGCGACTTGGGACAACGTGAACGCATTTGTGACAGAACTCCGCGAGTCACTTTTCCCGAACAGCTGAGTAACCCATGACCTCTCCTACCTCGAAACAAATCGGTGCATCACTGGCGCGTTTGATTGCTACAATCCGCAGCATCAAGCAACCCGTGAAGCCGCAGCCACGCATCGCAAACCGCATGAGTGCGTTTCACTCCTGGCAACTCAATAACGACCTATGACCACGCACAACGGCAACGGCTCAAAGCTGCACGATCATCCGCCGCGACTACTCTCAGCGACCGTCGATGAACTCCCACCTAAAAAGACCTGCAAGCGGTGCATGGGGAAAGGCAAGGTGATTACAAACGCAGGTACCGGGCTAATCGCTCCATGCAAAGACTGCTCCAAACACAAACCAACAAACCAATAACCTATGGCTAAACCTACTAACAAAATCGTCGCCACTGTTGGCACCTACAAAGACCGGCAAACAGGCGAAGAAAAAAAGCGTTACATGACGGTCGGAACAGCTTTCGCCGATGACCAAGGCCGCATCAGCCTCAAGATCGACGCCATTCCGGTGTCGCCGGAATGGTCAGGCTGGCTGTCACTGTATCCGCTCGACGAAGATCGGCAGCAACCTCAACGCACAGCAAGCGGCGCACGCAAGTTTGCAGGCGACGGCAGAAGCGCAGCGCCGGCGAAAGCGCAACCTGCGGCAGACGAGGAGGATTCCATACCGTTCTGATGCCAACAACCTCAACCAAACGAACACATGACACAACCGAACTACAACGACTTCATCGAGACGAAAAGCCAGCTTGCGGGCAACTTTGGCTTTAATCCGACCTTCATGCCGGACTTCCTTTTCCCGTTTCAGCGGGCGCTGCTGGAATGGGCCGTTAGACGCGGGCGCGCAGCCATCTTTGCCGATTGCGGAATGGGCAAGACGCCGATGCAGCTCGTGTGGTCGCAAAACATCGTTGAGAAAACATGCAAGCCGGTGCTCGTGCTGACTCCATTGGCGGTGGGCGCGCAGACGGTGCGCGAGGCGCACAAGTTTGGCATCGAGGCAGCGCAATCGCGCGACGGCAAGATTGCCGCACCTATCACGGTCACGAACTACCAACAGCTTCACAAATTCGACTGGCAGCAATTCGGCGGTGTGGTCTGTGATGAATCTAGCATCCTGAAAAACTTCGATGGTAAGATCAAGGCCGAGGTGACGGACTTCATGCGCAAGTTACCATATCGCCTGCTTTGCACGGCGACTGCCGCACCGAATGATTACATCGAACTCGGCACGTCGAGCGAGGCACTTGGGGAGCTTGGATTCATGGATATGGTTTCCAAGTTTTTCAAAAAGGCGGAACAGACGACGAGCCGGAGCGACGAGTTTCGTTCCGGTATCTATCGATTTCGAGGTCACGCGGAGCATGACTTCTGGAGGTGGGTGTGTTCCTGGGGGCGAGCGGTGCGCAAGCCTTCGGATGCTGGATTCAGTGATGATGGCTATATGTTGCCACAACTTACGACAATTGAGCACGTCATTCAGGCGGCACGACCTCGCGAAGATTTGCTGTTTGATATGCCAGCCGTCACTCTTCAGGAGCAGAGGGAGGAGCGTCGCCGCACACTCAAGGAGCGGTGCGAAATGGCAGCGTCATTGATTTCTGACACGAAAAAGCCAGCCGTCGCGTGGTGCCATTTGAATGACGAGGGACACTTGCTGGAAACGATGATTACAGGCGCGGTTGAGGTTGAGGGCAGTGACAGCGACGAATGCAAAGAGGAGACTTTCGAGGCGTTTGCGCGTGGCGAAATCCGCGTGCTCGTGTCCAAGCCGGTGATAGCCGGATTTGGTTTAAACTGGCAGCACTGCGCACATCAGACGTTTTTCCCGTCGCACTCTTTCGAGCAGTGGTATCAGGCTATCCGGCGATGTTGGCGATTCGGGCAAGATAAGCCAGTCCGAGTGGATATGATTGCCAGCGAGGGCGAGCGTGGCGTGCTCGCTAATCTCAACCGCAAGGCGGAAGCCGCCGCACAGATGTTCGAGAAATTGGTCGCGCTAATAAATAACGAGCTGCGACTTGAGCAGAAAAACCAACCAACAAAACAACAGGAGACTCCATCATGGTTATAGATCAAACACTCACGAGCGATTATGCTCTCTACAATGGCGACTGCATCGAAGTGGCGCGCTCACTACCCGATAACACGGTGGACTTGTCCATCTACTCGCCGCCGTTCTGCGGTCTCTACAATTATTCTTCCGATCCGAAGGACTTGTCCAACTGTCGTGATTACTCAGAGTTTTTCGTTCATTACGGATATGTGGTCGCGGAACTCGCTCGACTCACTAAACCGGGCCGCATTAGTGCGGTGCATTGCATGGATGTGCCAGGTAAAGGCAACGGCGAAACGGCGAGAATGGGATGCGGTGCAAATGTTGGAACCGGATTGATTGATTTCCCTGGCGACATTATCCGGCTTCACGAGCGGCACGGATGGCAGTTCTGCGGGCGGCGGGCTATATGGAAAGAACCGCTCGGCGTGCGACTGCGCACGATGGCGAAGGGACTGGCACACGCACAGATCGTCGAGGATTCGACGCTGTGCGACGTGGCGAGCGCGGACTATCTCTTGATGTTTCGGCGGCACGGTGAAAACCAAGTTCCGGTCACTCATCCAACGGGGCTACACTCCTACGCGGGAGAGCGCGTGATTCCGCACGATCTCCAGCAATACAAGGGACACAAGGGCAAGCAGACTGAAAATCGGTTTAGCCATTGGATTTGGCGGCAGTATGCGAGCAGCTTCTGGGATGACATCCGCATTGACCGTGTGCTGCCCTATCAGGAGTGCCGAGAATCCGATGACGAGAAGCATGTTCACCCGCTCCAACTCGACGTGATTGAGCGAGCCTGCGTCCTTTGGAGCAATCCCGGCGAGGTGGTGTTCACTCCTTTCATGGGCGTCGGCAGCGAAGTCTTTGGGGCGGTCATCAATGGGCGGCGCGGCATTGGGGCAGAACTTAAGCCAGCGTATTATAAGCAGGCTATAAAGAACCTTGCGGAAGCACACAACCACAAAGAGCAACAAGAACTCACACTGAAGTAAACCACATGGACGCCTCCAGATTCACCGTTGTCTGCGCACAAAAGAACCTCACGCGAAAAGGCGTGGGAGTGACCGCTGTGATCGCACTTCAAAACCTCTGTAACAACCCGCTGCCGGCGCGAAAGCTAGGGCGGGAGACTCGGCACCACGCGCCGACTGATGAAGCGCAACTAGGCCGCTTGATCCGCGCTGGCCTTGCACGCTATGATCCGGCAAACGAGCGATACGTTGCCACGCTCGACGGGCAAAGCTGGCTTGATGAATTGCGGCAGGGCATCCCGGCGATCCGCAAGATGCTTGCCACACTCTCGCCGCACTAACGCGGCAGATCGTCGCCAGTCGTGACCGCTCCCTGCTTTGCGGCTCGGCTGGCGACGAATACAAATCAACGCAACCAACAACCAACACGCATGAGAACAAAAGCAAGTTGCAGATTCGAGCCTTATTACAAGCTAGAGTGGTTTGATTCAACGCTATGCGTCTGGAAGCCTTTGCAGAAAGCATTTCCCACAATTAGCCACGCTGTATCAAGCCAGTCCGAAGGCAAGCAATGGCGCATTTTGGAAGTAACAGAACAAGGCCGGAGGATTCTACCATGAAACAACTAATGATGTTCGGCTGTGAAGATGAAGCGGAGCAAAAATACAGCAGCAAGATTGAAGCGCCGATTTACGAGCCAAAGAACGTCAAGCCGCACCTGCTGACGCTTTGTGATGACTACAAGACCAAGGCGCTCATTCGAGAGATTGAAGAATCAACGCTGCCGCCGGAGGAAAAGGATTTTCTTAACATCGCCGCACAACGGCACTCAGTATTCCATTACGAGCGGATCGCAGACTACTACGCGCACTCAACGCCGGAAATGCAGCGGCTCATGGAAAAGTCTGCTCTAGTCATTATCGACTTTAACGCAGCAATCGAAAACGGCTTCGTGCGTCTCTGTGATGAGATTCGCGGGCAATTCCTGGAGGAGTACGCCGATGAGCAACCTACTACCTGACACATTCGCCGTGTTCATCCTGACGCACGGCAGGCCGGATAACGTCATTACATACAAAACGCTCCAGAAGTGCGGCTACACCGGGCGGCTTTACTTTATCGTAGATAATGAAGATAAGACCGTGGAACGCTATCGGCAGAACTTTGGAGCCGAGCGCGTGATTGTATTCGACAAGAAAGCTGAGGCCGACGCTTGTGATGAGGGCAACAACTTCGATGAGCGCCGCACGATCCTAATGGCTCGCAATGCCTGTTTCGACCTTGCGCCGGCTTTAGGCGTGACGCATTTCATACAGTTAGATGATGATTACACTGACGTTCGTTTCAAGCTGCCGGAGACAACCAACAGTCTTTTCATCGTCAAAGACTTCAATCGCCTGCTTGCGTCTTTCCTGAAATTCTTCATCGAGTCCGGGGCGTGCTCGATTGCGTTCGCGCAAAACGGCGACTTCCTCGGCGGCTTTGATAACGGGAAAGGTATCTACCGATTTCAAAAACGAAAGTGTATGAACTCGTTTTTCTGTTCAACCGAAAGGCCGTTCAAATTTATCGGCGCGATGAATGAGGACGTAAATACATACTCAACGATAGGCTCTCGCGGGGGCATATTCTTAACCGTTCCGATGGTCGCGCTGAATCAAAACGCGACGCAATCGAAGCGGGGCGGCATCACGGAAATGTATCTCCGCTTCGGGACATACTGCAAGGCGTTCACGACCGTAATGATGCAACCGAGCAGCGTTAAGGTAAGCATGATGCGGAGCAAGAATCCGCGCATTCATCACTCAATCAACTGGGACTGCACCGTGCCGTGCATCTTGCGGGAGACCGTGAAACAAAACCTTTTGCCCACCGCTGCGAAAGCGTAAAATGGGCACGCCGACTGGAAACGGCTTGCGACATGAAAACGAAGTATAAAATCCCGCCCACCTGCCAAGGACTAGCGCGTCGCACGCTTTCCAGCCTTGGTTGCGTGGGCGGGTCCGTTTTCTAAATGAGCGTTCACATCTCTTCAATCGTTTGGCGGATCGTCATGCCAAACTCTGGCCGAAAACTTGTCGCCATCGCGCTCGCCGATATGGCGAATGATGACGGCACCTGCTGGCCCTCGCTTAAGACGCTGATGGGGCGGTGTAATATGTGCGAAGCCTCCATTCGTAACCACCTCCAGGCGCTCGAAGCGATGGGCATAATCAAGGCCGAACCGCGATTCAGTAATGGCCGCCAGACCTCCAATAGCTACGTCTTTGTGAATAACCGTGTAACTGGCGAAGCGTTACATTTAGAGGGGGGGAGGGTATCAAGTTTTGAGAGGGCTAAAAGTTTGGAGGGTAGCAAAAAATGTGGGGGGGAGGGTATCAAAAAGTTAGAGGGGGGAGGGTATCAAAAATTGATACCCCATGAACCATCATATAGAACCATCATTGAATCATCACCTCTTGTTGCATCGGCAAGCGATGCAACGGGCACACATGGAAATCAAACCTCCAAACCAAAACCGGGTCGAAAGCCAAAGACCGCAGATCCGCGCCATCAGCCGTTCGTAGCCGCTTTCTGTGAATCCTATCAAACGCAGTTCGGGGAGAAATACTATTTCCAGCCCCGTGATGCTAAAGCCCTCCAGCGATTCCTCAAAGCCTGCGACAAGCCCGTGGAGGAGCTGATTGCAGCCCTGCGATGGTGCTGGAGTCGTGCGAATAACGAATACGCGCCAGGATTCCTCCGCGCTGCCACCATCATCGATTTCACGACCGCATGGCCGAAGATCGTAACCGAAAGCCAAAAATGACCGCGCCACCCGTCACAACCGAGGAATTGCTTTCCGGCCTCAATCGCCCGCTCCCGGCCAGCGATGAAGCCGAGAAGGGCATCATCTCCTGCCTGATGCAGCGACCTGAACTCATGGTGGACTGTCCATCTCCCTCGGCATTCTACCACACCTCCACGCGCATCGTTTACCAGGCCATGCTTATGCTCTACAACGACGGCAAGCCATGTGACTTCGTGACCCTGACTCATTCCCTACGCGCCGCTGGGGCACTCGATAGGGTGGGCGGAGTCGCGGTGATCTCGGAACTGTTCGCCTTTGTGCCTATCCCGGCCCATTTCCAGTTCTATCGCCGCATCTTGATGTCGAAGTTTGCCCTGCGTGAAGCTATCCGCGCCGCTGCATTAACGATCCGCGAAGCTCAGGAGCACGGCCAACAGGACGGTGCCGACGACACCAGCGGTATTTTCGATGATGCTACGCGCCGCCTCCAGGATGCACGCGAAGTCTCCGCGATGGAGGAAAGCGCAGAACTGCCGCACACGCCGCTAAAGGAACTCGTGATCGAGGTGTTAAACGAAGCAGAAGCACAAGCGCAGACGGGAACGCGAATCAGCGGCATCAGCACAGGCATCGACGCTATTGACGCCATTATCGGCGGTCTGGAGCCTGGGTGCCTTACCGTCGTGTCAGCAGAGTCTAGCGATGGCAAGTCCTGCCTATGCCGCCAGATTCTTGAAGCCGTCGCTATCGAAGGGCATCAGGCTATCGGCTACACATACGAAATGATGCCACGCACCGAGGCCCGCCGCGTTCTCTG